ACATAAATGATTATGAAGAACGATTTGAATTCTACCATCGCAAAGAAGAACGAATCCCCTTTGATTTGGATTTCTTTAACAAAATCACAAAAGGTGGTCTACCTAACAAGACGCTTAATATCGCTCTGGCTGGAACTGGCGTGGGAAAAAGTTTGTTCATGTGCCACATGGCTGCTGGTTGTATATCGCAAGGCTATGATGTACTCTACATTACGATGGAGATGGCTGAAGAAAGAATTGCGGAACGTATTGATGCGAACCTTCTGAACATTAAACTTGATGACTTGCATTTGATAAGCAAAGAAGATTATGAAAAGCGTTTTCAAGGTGTGAAAAGTAAAACTCAAGGCAAACTAATCATCAAAGAATATCCAACTGCAAGTGCCAGTTCTATGCACTTTAGGTCTTTGTTGAATGAATTGCAACTGAAAAAGAGTTTTCGCCCAAAGATTATCTTCATTGACTATCTGAATATTTGTTCTTCATCTAGGTTGAAACAAGGTGCGAATGTAAATTCATACACTTATGTTAAAGCTATTGCAGAAGAATTGCGTGGTCTTGCTGTAGAATTTAATGTGCCAGTTGTTTCAGCTACACAAACTACAAGGTCTGGTTTCAGTAACTCTGATGTTGACTTGACTGATACCTCAGAATCGTTTGGTTTGCCAGCGACTGCTGACTTTATGTTTGCTCTAATTAATACCGAAGAACTGGAACAATTGAATCAAATCATGGTCAAACAGTTGAAGAATCGTTATAATGATCCTAGTGCAAACAAGAAGTTTGTTATTGGTGTTGATAGAGCCAAAATGAAACTGTATGATGTTGAAGATTCAGCGCAGTCTATAATTGATTCTGGTCAGATTCCAGACGATAAGCCACTGAATACTTTTGGTAATCGTGAGAGAAAGTTCAATTCCAAGTTTGAAGGTGTGCGTGTATAAATACTCTATACAATAATAAACAAGAATAAACAGGAAAAAGTATGAATAAAGGTCTTGCTTTTGAGTGGTGCATATATCATTTAATTGCTAAAGTTTATCCCGACAAATTTGCGACTGATCCTGTTGCAAAAACTGCCAAAACTAATTATGACCTTTCTCCTAAAGATGTGCAAAAGAATTCACTAAATGCTATTGGTTTTATTGAAAAAAAATTTGGCACAATAACTAATGTTGAAAAAACATCAGGTGGTGGAATTGAACCAAAAACCGACTTGTTGATAACTACGAAAAGAAAAGAATTAAAATGTTCATTGAAATATGGTGGTGATATTCAGTTATCATCAGGCGGTATATCAACATCGGTCAAATTTTTAGCGGGGGTTTTAGAAAATTTGGCGGCAGACGAAAGTTATGATTCCGGCCAAGCTATGCAATTATTGTCTGTATTGGCAGAACTTGATAGTGAGTATGGTGATTTAGGTAAAATGACTAGACAATTAGCTGATGTTCAACTAGGAAAAGCAGAAAGATACGACCAATTGCTTAAAAATATATTGGGTTCTTCCAAAACTCCAAAAGTATCTGAGGAGTATGAGAAAGTAAAACTTGCTATTATTGAAGAGGCTATGACTGGAAAATATACTTTTAAAGGTAAACCTAAATTATCAGCGAATTATATTTTATCTGAAAAAGAAATTCAATTTATAGATGATAGTTTAATAAAAAAAGTAGCAGATAAAACCTCAGTTAGAATTGCGCTTAAAGGCCGAGGTAAAACTATGGTTGCAGGTAAAGAAGTCAGATTAAACGAAATTGTTGTAAGGTTTGATACAAAAAAATGAAATTTACAGAATTTCTAACAGAAGGCGTAAAGAAAGAAGGCGCCAATCTTCATCTTGAACACATTGAGGATGAAGTATTAAATCGTGGTGTTGCTGGCGCAAGAGATGCTATTGCTTTCCTTCGTTCATTGCGTGATATGCTTGCTGGTCATGCAGAATCAAAAGTAAATGTCACTACAAAATGGGATGGTGCACCTGCTGTATTTGCTGGTATCAATCCAGACAATGGCAAATTCTTTGTTGGCACTAAAGGTGTCTTCAACGTAAATCCAAAATTGAATTACACAGATGCTGATATTGATAACAATCATTCATCAGAAGGATTGAATGCTAAACTAAAAGTAGCATTGCGTTATTTACCAAAACTAGGAATCACTGGCGTTCTTCAAGGCGATATGATGTTTGCTAAAGGTGACTTGAAGAAGCAAAGCATTGAAGGCGAATCATACATTACATTTCAACCAAACACAATCGTGTATGCTGTGCCTAGTGATAGCGCATTAGCAAGAAGTATGCTATCTGCACAAATGGGTATTGTATTTCATACTTCATACACAGGTAAAACTTTCAATGATATGAAAGCATCTTTCAACATTGATATCAATCACTTGAAAGCAACCAAAGATGTTTGGTTCCGTGATGCTTACTTTGTTGATGCATCTGGTACTGCATCTTTTACCGAACAAGAAACTAAAGATGTTACATACTTGCTTTCACAAGCTGGTACGATATTTCAGAAACTAAACTCAATGACATTGAATAGAATTTCCGCATCGGAGAATCTTCTCATTCAAATTAAGACTTTCAACAATACCAAAGTGCGTGAGGGTCAAGCAATCAAAGATACTTATAAGCATACACAAGAATTGATTAAGTGGGTTGAAGCTAAACTTAACAAAGAAATTCTTGATGCTAAAAAAGCAGAGACAAAATTGAAACGTCAAGCAGAGAAGAATGAGATTATGCGGTTCTATCGCAACAATGCAAGCGAATTGAAAAACATATTTGACTTAATGAACATGCTTGTAGATTCAAAGAACATGATTGTGAAGAAGTTGCAAGGTATGAAACAAGTTACTAATACATTCTTACGCACAGATGATGGCTTTAAGATTACAAATCCAGAAGGTTTTGTAGCTGTAGATAAACTAAAAGGCAATGCAGTTAAGTTGATTGATAGACTAGAGTTTGCACACGCTAACTTTAATGCCGCAAAGAATTGGAGCAAGTAATGGCCGATAAGAAATTTGACTTAACGGAGATTATGAAAGAGTATGGTGAAGATGATTTTGGATTTACCGCTACAAACGAAGAAGAATACAATTCGGTTATCGCTGAGAAAGAAGAAACTGTAGAAGAATACAAACAACGTTTACATGAAGTTGAAAAACTTGTATTACCATTTCTAACTAAACTATTGAAAACTGCTGACCAACCAATCATCAAGTGGCCAAATCGTAAAGCTACACTTGAAACTCAGATACAAAAGATATTGAATTTGACAAGAGGATGAAATGAACAATTTCAAAGAACAAGCGAAAATAAATGAAGCATCTTATGCTGGTAACATTGGCATCATGGAGTTAATTAAGTTCAAACAAAAAGCAACTCCCGAGCAGAAAAAAAAGTTTGATGAATATCTTGCACAAAAGAAATCAAAAGAAGTCTGGGAACTTGTGCAGAAAGTAACTGGAGTGCAACTACATAAAAGTGTGCATGAAGAAAAGAAAGTACCTGATGCTGACATTTTACCTGTCGCTGGCGCAGGGCAAGATGGTACAAATACATTGGTAAAGAAATATAAGAAAGATACGCCCGGACAATAAGTCGGATATATATTATTAAGGAGTTTATTATGAAAGATTTGATTATCGGTGCAAGTACCGGATATACTTGGGACACTTTAAAGTATTGGGTTAACTCAATCAATCAGAGTGGCTTTGATGGTGACAAGGTTCTAGTCCTTATGAATTGTGACCGCGAGACTACAATAAAAGTAGCTGACGCAGGTTTCACGATTATAGGATTTGAACAAGATGCACAAGGCAATCTTGTGTATAAACATGAAGGAATACCAGTTCATGTTGAAAGATTCATCCACATCTACGAACATCTATGCCGAACAGATTATCGGTATGTTATTACCACTGACGTTAAAGATGTTATCTTTCAGAAAAATCCAATTAAGTTTATTGAAGAAAACATTGGTGACAAGAATCTAATGTTTGCTTCCGAAAGCATTCTGTATAAAGATGAAGCATGGGGCAATCAAAATTTGCTTGAGACTTATGGTAAGTACATCTATGATAAATTCAAAGACAATGAAATATACAACGTTGGTGTTCTAGCTGGTACTGGTTCAGCTATGCGTGATTTGTGTATCAACATCTTCACGGCGGCTATCAATCGCCCAATTCCAATCTGTGACCAATCTACATTCAATTTTATGATTTCACAGCATCCATACACAGATACATCAAAGTATATGAAGTCGGAAGATGGTTGGGCATGTCAACTTGGTACAACTGGTGATCCAAGTAAGATTGAGCAATTCAAACCATACTTACTAGAGAAGACACCCATCTTTGAAGATGGTAAAGTATGGACAAGTCATGGGCATGAATTCACTATTGTTCACCAGTATGATAGAGTACCAGAATGGCGCAAAGTAATTGAGAAGACATATGGTTGATGGTATCTTTTTTATTTCTTCCGCTCTGAATGTAAAGCAATTATCCGTTTTCTCAAACGAAGAAAGATATCAACAGACGGTAAACACAGTCAAGTCTATTGACAAGATGTGCCCAAATAATGTAAAATACATGTTTGATACATCGTATAAGATACCAGAAGCAAGCTATCTTCAAGGTATGCATGATTTGGGTGTTAAGTTTTTGTGGACTGGTTGGAATGACCAAGTGCAAAGACTATCTGAACAAGGACAAAGAAGTTTGGCTGAAACTGTGGGCTTCATTGCAATGCTTGATAAGTTTTATACCGAAAAGATAGAAAGCAAGCGAATTTACAAAGTCTCTGGTCGTTATTGTCTAAACGATAACTTCACCGTGGACCGAGAAGACTTTAAAGATTCTTTTGTATTTCTACCGACAGTTGATTCATGGATGTCTAAACAACATCAAGAACATGCTGGTGTAGATAGAATATTTGAGTTAAGATTGTGGCATATGGACTACAATTTGCTTGACATTTTTAGAAAAGAATTGTATAATATACTTAACGATATGATGAAATATAATATTGATGTTGAGCATTCTTATTACAAGAATCTAAACAAATACAAGTGGACAACAGTTAAACCTATAGGACTAGAAGGTGTTATCGCACCAACAGGAGCAATTATTAATGAGTAAGAATGTTTTGATTACTGGTGGTTGTGGCTTCATTGCCCACCACGTTATTGATTTGTTGATTCAAAAGACAGATTGGAATATTACAACTTTAGACCGACTGGATTATTCTGGTAATCTAAATCGTCTACATGAAGTCTTGGAAAAATACGATGCACAAACTCGTAAGAGAGTTAATGTTGTATTCCATGACTTGAAAGCGGAGATTAATCCTCTCGTAAATAACTTCATCAACAAGTTAGGCAAGATTGATACAATTCTTCATCTAGCCGCATCATCACATGTTGATAGGTCTATCACACATCCAATGGAATTTATTCAAGATAACACTATTGGCACTGCACACTTGCTAGAGTATGCACGAAGACTTGATAACTTGGAAACATTCTTGTATTTCAGCACAGATGAAATCTTTGGTTCAGCACCTCCTGGTGTTGCGTATACCGAACGTGCAAGATACAATTCAACTAATCCATACTCAGCATCTAAAGCAGCCGCAGAAGAATTCTGTGTTGCGTATGAAAACACATACAAGATGCCCATGATGATTACACATACAATGAATGTATTTGGTGAGCGTCAAACACCAGAGAAGTTTATCCCATTGTGTATTGACCGTGTTCGCAAAGGTGAAAAGATTTTCATCCACTCAAATGCAGCCCGTACCGAAGCTGGAAGTAGATTCTACATTCATGCCGCGGATGTAGCCGAAGCATTGTTGTTCTTGATTACAAAGAAGCCCGCTTGCCCAACAGACTATGGTGATGCTAAATGCGCTAAGTTTAATATTGTTGGTAAAGAAGAAGTTGATAATCTAACTCTCGCCAAACTTGTAGCACAAGCACAAGACAAAGAGTTGATTTATGAAATGCTTGATTTCCATAACTCTCGCCCAGGGCACGACTTGCGTTATGCATTAGATGGCACTTTGATGCGTAATCTTGGTTGGGAACCAAAGATTGCATTCAGCGAAAGAATTAAACAAGTAAGTGATTGGTACTTACAGAACACACGATGGTTAGAACTATGAATTCGGAATATACTATGATGAATCCAGAATATGAAATGATTGAAGAATGTATTGCCTGTGGCTGTACAGATTTGGTACCAGTATTAGATTTGGCTAAACAACCACTTGCAAACTCATACAAGAAAGGTGCTTATGATACTGAATCATACTTTCCACTTGCTATCAATCGTTGCAAGGAATGCTTTCACGTTCAGTTGAGTGTGAGAGTTGATCCAGATTTGATGTATAAAGACTATGCATATGTTTCTGGTACTGCTAAAACTCAATTGAATTACTTTGATTGGTTTGCTGAATTTGCAGCCGAGAAGTATGGAACTAAGCCAATTAATGTACTAGATATTGGATGTAATGATGGAAGTCAATTAAATTCATTTCAAGACAGAGGAGCACAAACATATGGAGTTGACCCAGCCGAAAATTTGTTCCCTACTTCTTCCGAAAGGCACCACGTTGTCTGCGGATACTTCACCGGTAAAGAATTTGCCAATGAAAGATTTGATATCATCACCTGTCAAAACGCATTCGCACACAACTTCAACCAGCTTGAATTACTACAAAACATTAGAAGCATTATGCACAAAGAAAGTTTGCTCTTTGCTACGACCTCCCAATGCGATATGATTTTGAATGGTGAGTTTGATACAATTTACCACGAACATCTTTCTTTTTACAATGTGAAATCTATTGATGCACTATGTAAACGTGCTGGATTGAATTTGATTGATGTAATTAAATCTCCGGTTCATGGCATGAGTTACATTTTTGTCATTTCAAAATTTGCAAAAGCACCACGTACAATTGAGAATCTTATTTCACATGAAACAAACAGAGGTTTGTATTCGCCAGAAACTTATGACAAGTACGAAGCTGATTGCCTCCACAATGTAAAACAGTTTGCAGACTTTATTAAGAAGATGAAGTCAGAAGGAAGAACTGTTGTTGGTTATGGTGCACCAGCAAAAGGAAATACTCTGATGAATTTTGCTGGCATTGGACCAGACTTTATCATTGATGATAATCCATTGAAGCAAGGTCTGTATGCACCTGGTGTAAGTGTACCAATCTATTCATCACAGTATTTGGAGAAATATTCTGACGCAACTGGTATAATTTTTATTCCGCTTGCTTGGAACTTCTATAATGAGATTGTTAAGAAGATAAAGACTATGCGCCCAGATGGAAAAGATATTTTTGTAAAGCATTTTCCTCAATTCAAAATTGAGGGCGCACTTTACTCCGTAGTAGATTATCATCCTGTATGAAGATTGGATTTGGTTTCTACGGTATAACTGAAGGTACCGATCCAAGAACTGGATATAGCCGTGACTTCACTCATTGCTGGAATGGCATACAAGAAATGCTCATTCAGCCATTCGTTGATAAAGGCCATGAGGCAATTCTTTACGCATCAACTTATCCGTTTTCATCACAAGAATCTGAGAATAACTTTTTAGATGCTGTAAAGCCAAAGAAAGTTGTTTACTCAGACTTTTCTACATCTGATGCATTTACATCCAAATCAAAACTGCATGATGCATTTATTGACGAAGATTTGGATGTTGTTATCTTTACTAGATTTGATATTCATTTCAGTAAAGTTATAGCTAATGAAGATATTGACTTTAACAAATTCAACTTTCTATTTCCAGAAGATCCAGAATGGTGGATGACACACAGATTTGCTTGTGACTGTTTCTACATTTGGAATCATAGATACAGCGAATTTGTTAAGGATGCTATGCGTGAGACTTATGGATGGCCAAGAGGCACATTCTATCCAGATACGCATGGCTTAATTAATTTCCTAGATAAGAAGATGCCAATTGAAGAAATGCATTTTATCTCTAAGGAATGTCAGATAAGTAATGTCAATACATTTTATACACTATGTCGCAAAGATGTGCCAGAACATCCTTGCAAACATCCTGAAGTGAGAG